CTTTGATTCGGCACCGGCCGCGCGCAGGATCAGCGAGCAGCACTGCGTTCCGATGTTTTCCGGCCGTTTTTTGGTGGTCATGAGTTTGTCCTGGTCAATAAAAAACCGCCCGGAGGCGGTTATTGGCTATGCTCTACGGTGATCTGTATTTCCACCGGAACGCTGGTGAAGCCCCGGCGGCGATGCCGCAGTCGATTAAGCCAGTGACAAAGTGATCGATACAGGCACATCGACGGTCTCTGGCGTAGGAACTGGAACGGTGATCGGTCCGGATACCGGGGTACCGATGATCACACCCAACGAATCAACACGCGAAGCCGTGACGGTGTAATCGCCCGGCGCGACATCATCGAATTCAGCGGTAGGAAGGTCACTATCCTGAACAATCGGGTCACCCTGCGCTGGAATTAGGGTGTATCGCAACTTACCGGGCACTTGCCCCACAGCCAGTGCAACGGAAGCCACTGCGATTAAGATATTGATCTTTGCCATGCTTTTCTCCTATGTAGAAATAAAAAACCGCCCGTAGGCGGTTCGTTGGTCGTGCAGGGTGAATCAGGCCGCCGATTGTTCGTCGTCGAGGTTTTCATCACCGGAAGCATCGCCTGCAGCCGACTCCGTACCCTCTGCCGCATTCGGCTTGGCGGCGGCATTCTCTTCTTCCGCCGCCGGTTCGACGACCTGCCCTTTGCCCTTGTCATCAACTTGCGCCGGGTCAGTGTCGAAGATCAGATCGAGATCGGCCATCAAGTCGAGTTCGCTGCGCCGGGCTTTGAAGATGTCTTCCGGATCCGCGCCATTGCCGGTCAAACCGATGACGTCGGAAACGGACATGAAGCCGCAACGCACGGCCTGCTTATAGGCCATGACTTCCTTGGTCGGATCGATCCACGACCAACCTGGTGGCTTGAAACGAACGGATTCGTACTTCTTGCGGTTGGTGTAGAAGTCCTGAACCTTGACGGCGCCGCAGAGCACGGCCGCTTCTAGCCACTCGCGGTAGATCTCGGCGCGAAAGTTGCGGATGAACCAGCCTTGCAGGATTCGCCAGAGCACCCGGTCTTCAAGCTGTGCGGCCCGTTCGCTGCTGTAGTTGGCCTGGCTGTAGTCCTTGGTCAGTGCGGAGTAGGAACAGCCGATGCCCGCCGCTACGGCGCGCAACATATGACGCATGAACGGATCAATGGCCGCATTCGGACGGTTGGGAGAAAAGCCGGTGAATTCTTCGCCGGGACGCAGATGCTGGATAGTTCCGGGCGTCAGATCGGTGAGGCGTTGGCCATCTTCAACATCGTCGGGTTCAGGCGTTTCGGGGCTGGTGATGATGCCCATGATGCTGGCACTGGCGCGGGCAGCGACAATTTCCGCCTCTTCATAGCCACCGGCGTTATGCAAACGCTTGAGAGCGGCATGAAACCACGGCTCGCCGCGCGTCTGCGGCCAACGATCGATGATGTAGAGGTGGATGATTTCTTCAGCCGGGACGCGGATGTACTTGGTCGGCTGGAAGCTAGCCCACTGGAAGTCGCCCGGGTGCGCCGGGTACATCCAGTACGCCACCGGGCGCATCCAGATATCGACTTCGACGCCCATGCGGATGGCGTTTCCGGTGCCGGGCGCGGTGGCCGAACTATAGGTGTCGATCAGACGGTCGGCCTCAAGGATTTCCAGCGCGTAGGGAATCGTGTTGTTCGACCCGAAGGCCTGGCGAATCTTACGGATCAGCACTTCACCGTCGCGTACGACGGCCATCAGCGCCAGGCGCTCGATATCGTGAAAGTGCAACTTGCCGGCGGTGTGACAGGACTTGGCATCGGCCCACTTTTCGTGAGCGGTCTCGATTTCAGTGTTGGTGCGATCGATGAGCTTGCCGCCAGCCGTGGCGACGGTCGCCTGCATGCCGATACCGGTATTGATGACGTTGTTGGCGACGATACGCACGGCATTCTTGGCATGCTCGTTGTCGCGCACGACCTGACGCGAGCGCGAGCGCAGAAGGCGGAGGCTGGTGATCAGTTCGGCATCGCCACTGGTATTGATCGGCGACCAGTCGGAGGTGAGGTTATTGATTTGAGCGCCAGCATAGAGCTTCTTGCCCACAGATACGGGCTTGGCCCGTTCCGCTTCCCGCTTGGCTTTCCATTCCGTCAAGATGACCGAACCGGATTGCTTGACGCGTTCTTCGTTATACCAGGAAGGCCGGGCGTTCATCTGAACCTCACTTGCATTCTGCGTGGATTGCCGAGCCCCTGGGCGATTGAATTGGCCGCCCGTTCGTTCCCTACCTTGATCTTCCAGAAATTGATTTCTAGCAAGATATCGGCGGCTGAATCGAACTCCATGCTGCGACTGCCGATGGTGTATTTCTTCGTCCGTCCTTTTGTCGATCGGAAAGTAGCGAGCGCCGACTCGGCATCGGCAAGCGCGATCTCGGCGACGCTTCGCCCGTCGTACCCAGCCACCGCTTGAGTCAAGTCGGGCAATATCTTGAGCCTTGACGAATCAACCGTGTAGCGTTGGCCTGCTTTGCTGACGGTACTCACCCAGGTGTAATCACCTGGCAACCAGGCCGAACTGGTGGCCGAATCAGCCTGAATGTGATGATCATCCCCAACCGCAGAAGCGGTCAGATTGATGACCGACGGTCCACGCAGTGCGTAAACGAGCACCCAGCCATCAGAGGCCGGGTAGTCGGCGACACTGACGGTAAAATCCAGCGTATCGCCTGCAATCAATTCATTGACGATATCAGGCATATCTGGCTCTTCTTGAGATGACGCACCCGGAACCGATACGACGATTTCTCACTTCTACAGTAGAGATTCCGATTCGTGACGACTGGCCGAGTGCAACGAAATTATTTCCGTCTGATAGAACCCCACGAGACGCCGCAGTCGCAAGAGCAGAACCCGACAGCGGTATCGAGACTGATGCAGTGCCCGTGGCAGCGGCGTGCGCCGCGGCATTTCCAGACAAAGTGGCTGACCCTGAGGTTGAATCAATCGCTACCAGATTGTCGATCAAAGACCCGTTGGTCGCATCGCCTCGCCCGACCAAAGCAACCAGGCCAGCCGTCGTATAGGCCGAGTCCGTGACGCTGAAACAATTGACAACAGGGCTTGCAAACACTCCCGAGGAATTGAGGTAAAAACTATCGCTCAACCGCATAACGCTGGCGGAAATAGTTGTTCCGACAGCAGACACTTTTAACCGATACGTCTGTCCAGCCGCTAACGCAACACTAATGTCACTGGCCAGTGGGGCTGGAGACGAAAGCAGCTTGAAAAAGCTGACAACCGTAGCGTTGAACAGCAGGGCATAACCAGCCATTAACGTACCGGCCGGCATCCTGATCGAGATACCAGCGTAATCTGTCGCCGCCGTTCCTTGCTGCGTGAAGTCCGCTTGGCAAGAATAGTCGGCGGAACCCGGCGTTGCGCTTGATTTGTAGAACGCACCCGATGTTGACGCCGATCCTGCCGTCGTAGCGCGCAGAGCGTTGGCGATTATCTGCGCCGTTACCGGGGCAGTCTGCCCATTCCAACCAGTGATAGTAGCCCAACTCGCGCCGCTGTCACTGGTATGCGCCGACAGCAGTGTGGCGTCTGTGCCAGCAAAGTTGTCAGTGAGGAAAGTGGTCATTGGAATTTAAATCAGCAGCGCGAGAATGGCGTCTCTCAGACTTATGGCGTCAGCGTAAAAGTTAGGGCGCCGATGGCAAAGCTGGCCGTGGCGCCAACCGTTAGCGTGGGCGGCGTTGTCACTGGGGCATAGATCCAGACGTTGCCGCCGCCCCATGTGCCCGAATCGACGAGCGCCCAGCAGTTGATCGTTCCCCATGTGGCCGTGGTAACAGTCGGGAAGGTGATGGTCGCGAGGTTAGAAGTCTGCCCGGTTGTGCCGCTCGATACAGCGGTGCCGCCTTGGGTGGCTGCCCAGTTGGTCAGGGCGTTGGCGCCTACACTCTGCCGGGCGTAGGCATTGGCATTAGCGACTTCCGTGCCGGAGCCAGCGGTATCGGTCGGGCAGGTGGTGTAAAGCGCTATGTACCAGGTGGTCGGCGTTCCCGATGCTTGCGCGCGGAACAGGTAATCGATCAGGTAATTCTGCGTGTAGTACGTCATCGGGCCAGCGGCTATCGCCGGCTGGTGGCTGAACAGGGCCATAGTGGCCAGCAACAGTCCGATAATGAAGAATCTGAAGTTTTTCATAGCGCGGTCCTTTAGTTCATGACGGGTAGGAATTATTTCAGCCGCAGGAAATCAATTTCGTGCTTGAGCAGGCGCGGGAATTTCTCGCGAACGGCAGTATCGAGAGCGCCTTGAACGGTCTTGTTCATGAACGCGGAGGGGATCGAGGGGCCAAAGAGTTCGTGGATCGGCAGGCCGCGCCACTGCACTTTCCCGCCGTGCATGACTTTCTTGTGGCTGTTGCCAACCCGCTCATACACGCCGGTGTGCCCATTCGGCATCCTGGCAATGAAGGCGCCACGGATAAGCTTGCGGCCATTCTTGACGGAAACCGTTACGCCGCCTTTGGTTTGTCGCGCGGCATAGTTGATCAGCCCGATCGGCGTTCCGCTGGCGCGTACAATGGCGCGCACCTGGCTGCGATTGGCGCGGTCGAGGCTGATCGATTTCTTGATGACGGCCGCTTTTAGGTTGTAACCAGCGGCGCGGATCTCGCGCGAGGCTTGTACCTTGACCTGATCTGCCGTTTTGTTGAGGGCGCGCACTACGGCCTTATCGGCGACATCCTCCCGGATATAGGCGAGTTTGCTCAGCGCCCGGCTGATGTCGGTCTGGACGCTGATGTTGATCATGGGTGACCCAAATGAAAAAGCCCGAGGCGGATGCGCTCGGGCTTTTGGCTTTGTAGCTGCGCTGGCAGCTACGGGAATTTATAGAGATTATTAAGAAAGAGTGCGACGGTGTCAAGCGGATTTTTTTATTTTTGGTGCAGACCACGCAGGGACAGATACCCCGGCAGCGAGGTCGTTTAGGTATCCAATGAGATGAATATGTGCGCGGTCGATGCGGTCAAACACGGTGCGCCGCGAGCAACTAAGGTGTTTGGCGATCTGGTCCGCCGTGCAGTTCTGCATGCTGCGGTAGTAACACTCAACGGCCGCATGCAAAGACGGCTCCAGTGCGGCAACAGCCGTGCAGATCGCCATGGCCTCGTCGTCTGGAAGGTGAATAGCCGCGCCACGTCCGCCGCCCATGGCGCCGACGAACGCCGCACGGCGGGGATATCCGAGGCGAGTATGGCCGGTGCGTAACCAGTCGGACCAGCGGACAAGCTGTGCATTGATGTACGGGATCATGGTCTTTGCCCTTTGAGTTGCCGGTTCATAGCTTGCTTGGTCAGTTTGCGGATGCGGCGCGCCTTGCGGCGACGATCGCGTTCCTTTTGTTCTTTTTCGGCTTGCTCAAGACGGGCGCGCAGACTGCGGAGTTCGTCGACGCAGTTGGCGGGGTCGCCCCAGAAACGAGAGGAGACATCGGCAATGCTCATCACCAGTTACTCGTAAAGCCGCCCGGGCGGCGTTGTTGGGGAACCTTCTTTGGCTTGGCGGATACCCCAAGTTCTGTGGCCGGTCCAGCAGGTGCGCTGGCTTCGTCTTCTGGGTTATCCTGAATGATCCGTGGCTCGAGCATGGCCTCGCGCCGCGCCCAGTCGGCGGATTTCCATTTATGCAAATAGAGTTCCGGGTGATGACTGGCGGCAATGGAATAGACCCAAGTGTCGAGCGTTTCATTGCGTTTGCCTTTTTTCTTCTCCCATTTATTGGTGCGCGGGTTGAAAGTCTCGGATACCAGCTGGTCGTAATAGCTGGCGTCGAGTTGCTGGCTGAAATGCACCTTACGTTCAGCCGGGTCTTTTTCGGCATCGCCCGATAGGCGCGCGTAGAGCATGTGTTTGGCGGTATCGGTGCCGACGGTGTAGAGCGCGACGCCTTTTTTGTAGGTAGCTCCCTTCCAGTTGACGTCCTGAGCGCTGGGCTTGCCGAGGATGTGCCGGCCAGGCGTGTTGGCTCCCTTGATGGCGATGCAGCGGCGCACACGGCGGCTGCGCACAAAAGCGTAGACGTGGTGCGTGTAGTGGCCCCCTGAGTCAATGGCTGTGGCTTCGATGCGCATTTCCTTGCCGGCGCTGTTGGCGAATGTCGCATTGAGGTATTCGGCGAGCTTTTCCCATAGGGATTCGTCGGCAGGGTTACCGGGCAGGATGTGGTAATCGATCGGCCAGGTGCGTTCGCCGCGACCATGACCGGTGATGTGGATCTCCAGACGATCATCCTGCGTATCGACGCCGGCCGTGAGAACCAGGCAGCCGACTGGGATCGTGCGCAGTTCGTACGGCTCAGCGCGCGCTTCGAGGACGTTAGGCTTGATGTCGCGGCTGCGATCTGCCCAGGTTTCGCCGAGACGGGTGTTCATGAAGCGCATGAGCTTGGCCGGATCGTCCTGGGCATCTATCCATTCGGTGGCGAGTTCGGCCCAGGTGAGGCCGAGTCCAAGCGGGGAGTAGATGGCGTTGATGTGGTAGGACGGGTACGGCGCATTGGGCGCGTCGGCGATCCAGCGCCCCTTGGCCAGCATGGCGGTTTTTTCGTGCTCCTGGATCTCGACCCCGCAGTGTTCGCAGACATACCAGGCATGACGCACCAGACGCGGACTGGCGGGGTTCTTCGCCCAGCGGACGTTTGACCATTTGAGAGCCTGCGTTTCGTGGCAGTGTGGGCACGGGACGTGGTAGCGGCGTTTGTCGCCCTTCTCGAACAACTCTTCGATACGGCTGGCGTCCTTCATGGTCGGCGAGCTGGGAACAAAGAGCTTGCGGTCGTGAAAGGTTGTGAGGCGGACTTCGATAAGGCCGAGCGGGTCGCCCTGCAGCGTGCTCCAGTCGTATTCATCCACCTCATCGGCGAGGGCATAGCGCAGGCTGGTGGACTTGAGCTCAGCCGTGCTGCCAGCGGTCTTGGTGTAGAGGATTCCGCCGATGAACTTCTTGCGCTGGGCATTGTTGTCGCTGGACTTGTTGCTGCGCCCGCGCAGGACGTCGGCGACGGCGGGAGTAGCGGCGGCCATTGGGTCGAATTTCTGGCTCATCCAGTCGCCGAGTGATTTCTCGGTGGGCATGATGACGGCAACCGGACCTTTGGCGTGCACCATGATGTAGCCGATCCAGTTGGATCCGACTTCGGTACCGCCGACCTGTGAGGACTTCATAAAGGCGACGAGGCGTGTCGGCGAATCTTCCGAGAGTTGATCCATGATCTCGCGCAGATAGGGTGTGCGCGAGGTCTTCCATGGGCCGGGCTCGGCACTGCCTTCGACAGCGAGGATGCGGTTGGCGTCAGCCCACTCGGAGACGGTGAGTAGCTCCTTTGGCCGCATGGCGCGGGCAGCGGCCTTGAGGGCGATGATCAGGGCGTCGGTGATGGCACCCATCAGTTGCCCTCCTCTTCGCCGGAGATCTGCCGCAGGCGTTTGCCAAAATCCTTGACCATTTCAGCCAGGGCGCTGTTGTTTTCTTGTTTGAGTGTGGCGCGGATGCAGTCGAGATCCTGCCCGACCAACATCGGAGCAACGCGGTGCGGTTGCTGTTCGATGGATTGGCGAACCGTGGTCATGACATCTTCGACGGCGGCGGCGACGGCGGCGCGATCGATGACCAGGCCGCGCTGTTTGTCGCGCTCCATTTCGGCGATGTCGGCCTGAGCGTGCTCTTTGCGTGCACGGGCCGTAGCGTAGGTTCCAGTGACAGGGATGGATTCGTCTTCCGGTTCTCCGACAGTCTCTGGTTTGGTGATCCCGGTTTCACGTCCGCGTTGAGCCGCCCAGCGGCTGGCGACGTCATCACGATTGAGGTCAGCGGTTTCAGCGATGCGCTTCTGGCTGGCGTCGACGTCGACAAGTACTCCGTCCATCACCAGGCGGCCATCGGCTTTGAGTTTGGTGATGTAGCTGCGTGAGACGCCAAGTAGTTTGGCGAACTCGATCTGCTTGAGCGCGACCACTATGCCTCCCTTCCGCGCCTGATTTCGGAACGCCGGCGATCTTCCCAATCCTTGCGGCAGTCGGCATCACAGAAGCGCGCGCCGGAAGGAACGGAGGATTCGCAGTTGTAGCAACGCCCGACAGCCGGGATCTCGCTGCCGTTGGCGGCGTCACGGATCACAGCGAGATGGCGGGCACGCATTTCTTCTTCTTGCGCCTGGGCGGAATCGATAAGGTCCATCAGTTTTTTCTCCGGTTTGTTTTGGCTGGCGACAGGTTGAGTTGATCGACGGTGAAACTGGCGCCGGGAGGCAAGGGCTTGCTTCCGATTTCCCGGCCATTCTCGCTGGCGTAGAAGGTTCCGGAGCCATCCATGCCGGCTCTGATGGATTTGTTGATCTCGGGCACGCCGAAGGCTTCGCGGCAGGCATCAATGACTACCGTGTTATGCGGCATTTCGTCACGCAGGCTGCCGGGCTTGGTCATTGAGCGCCCCTGTGAAGGCTGTGAAGGATGGAGTTTTCACCCTTCACAGCTATAACCATTGCTATTACTGGCTTGTGAAGGGTGTGAAGGATGCGAAGGGTGCGCCCGCGTATACGCGAGGTTGTTTTGTGTATATGGATTGGTGCATCTGAACGTGATGCGTACGTGTACACGCGGGTGGTTTTATCCTTCACACCCTTCACAAGCCTTGTGCGGCATAGTTTTGACCCTTCACGGCATCCTTCACACGACCCTTCACTGCCTTCACAGAATTGAATATTTCGCGCCGTCATGAGGATTTCCACTCGCTGATACCGGTGGCGAAGGCTTCGTAACCTTTGGTGAACCAAGCTTTCTGGTTCTCGCCGGGGGGTAAGCCCGCGCCTGGAGGGGTGATGAAGGTGGCTTGCTTTTCGCTGGTACCGATGTAGTAGCGCTCGATGCTCTTTTTGCAGTCGGTGCGCTTTCCGATCTTGCCCATCATTATTTTTTTAGGCACAGGGTTTTTGATACCGACCCGGGCACACCAGGGCTTGTAAAGATCGTAGAGGTCTTCACTCCGGCAAGGAACGACCGGGATGCCTTCGATCTCTTTGGTGAACCAGTGCCGCATAAAATCTTCGTCGGAGTTGGTGCTGATCTCGATCAAGTCGCGCTTGGCCTGAGTGTCAGGTGGGTTGGTGTGCGGTTTGAAATCGCCGAGGTCATAGGTGAGCAAAAAGTCATGCAGGGCAGCAATCCCCCCTGCGGCAATCTCTTCGGCCACTTCGACGTACAGTTCGGGGCTGAGCTTTTCGGGGGTCCAGATGACGGTGTAGCGACGATCATCTTTTTCCAGAACGAGCGGCTGGGTTTCATTGCTCAGGAAGACCAGATTGACATGGTTGCGTTCGTCATGCGCCGCGACGTTCTTCGGGTTGATGCGAATCCAGTCTCCGGTGATCAGGTGTTTGAGCTTGTTCTTGACGTGATACAGCTCCTGCCTGGCCACCACTTCGTCGGCGATCATGAAGAGTTTCTTACTGGCCCAGTCGTTGAACTTGTCTTCAACGGCGGACTGATCGACGATGCGGCCGTACTCGCCATAGATGGCCATGACCGCTTCGAAGAACATGTTCTTGCCGGCACCTTGCGGACCGTGCATGACAAGCGCGGTTTTCATCTTGGCGCCCGGGTGCTGTATTGGATAGGCCAACCAGCAGAGAACCCAGCGCAGCAGATCTTCGGGCCGATCTTCCTGTTGGCAGAGATAGCGCAGCAGATCGATCAAAGCCTCGCAGCGGCCCGACTGTGCTTTTGTCGGCCAGCCGCCCCAGAGGTTGCATTTGATTTGTTTGTCCTGCCCGGCTGGATCAAATCCAACTTCAGTCAAGCGTACGACCTTGCGATCAGCGCGCAGCTTCCATTCACGCCAGCCGTGGTCGACGAGCACATCCATCACATCCGACTTCGGCACAAGGATGTGTTCCTGATGATCGAAGAACGTTCCCCCCGCGCCATAGATCAGTGAGTACCGCTCGCAGGCTTCTTCAACGTCGAGCAATCCTTTGAGAGTTTCTTTGGCCTCGCTCCCCTCCCCCCCGGGTTTTCGCAAAGGCGCGTCTTTTGCGCCTTGCACCGACCATTTCAATGCCGTAAGGTGGGCTTCAAGCTGCTTTCTGACGATGTGCAGGCCTTCGAGCACATGCAGATCGTTGAAATCGGTGGGGCCTTTGCGTTCAGCAGGTCGTACTGCAGCGAAAACCGGCGCAAGGTGGCTGCCTTCCACCACCAAGGCAGCGGACTGGGCGAAGGTCAGACCGGGATTTCCTTCTGTACGATAGTCATCATCAGCGCAGATCAGGACACGCACTCGCTTGAACCGTTTGCGCATGGACTCGGCTACAGGCAGAAGATTGCCCGCATCAAAGGCCACGGCCACAGGAAGTCCAGTTGCTTCGTGCAGACTGGCGCCAGTCGCATAGCCTTCACAGACCAGAATCAGTCCGCGAGGAATTCCTCCGATCAAGAAGTAGCGGCCTTTCTTGATGAGCCCCGCCGGCCAGAAGTCCTTATCGCGCTGCTTGCGCTTCTTGATCTCCGGATCGCCATAAATCACCTGCAGGCCACTGATGTTGTTCTGGTCATCAAGCATCGGAATGACCATGTTGCCTGACGGTGAGAAGCGAACGCCATGTGCCTTGACCTGCTTGCGGGTCAGGTAATCACAATGGCCATCTGCGCTGCACTTCCCCCAGGCGCTGTTCGCAGCCTTGGCCGCCTTGGCCGCACGTTCCACAGCTTCACGCTCGGAGCGTTTGCGATCCTCGGCGATGCGCTTCTTGATGGCCTCGCGTTGTTCTGCCGTGAGTTGATCCTGCTCACCACGCTTGATCGTGATCTTTTGCACCAGGTTCTCGGCACCCCAGAAGACGCCGTAACTGCCGACGATCAGGACGCCGCTGCCACTACTGCACGGAAGTTCATAAAGCTGGTACCAGCCGCGCTTTTCCTTGCCACCATCTTTGACCCGGCAGCGGGTCCGCTTGCCAATCACCAACTCACTAACCGACACCAACAGATCAGCCTTCTGCAGCTGGTCGATCACGTCATCAAAATTGGTCGCGACGCTCATGAAGCGCCTCTACCGTGCAATCTGTTCACTATGCCCCCGAGCCATTTACTTGCGGTTTTTCGGGGTCGTTAGCACCCGCAGGGGGTGCCTATCAGGAAGGACCCCCTTAACTGGTGATGCTTGTTCATTGAATGAACACGTTGAACAGCGGTCTGTTCCTCCGGCCATTAGGGGGGCGGGGCTTGCCTTCTTGGAAGAGGTCACAGTCCTGTGCTCGATAGTGTCCTTGATGATGAATAGCGCGTCGAGGCAACGAGCGATGTCGGCATTCAGCGTGTCAGCTTCCTTCTTGGTGATCTGCTGTGTAGTCTTCTGCGCCATGGTTACGGCGATATCTGCCGCGAGCAGGCCGATTGCTCCGGACATCGCCAGAGCCTGTACTTCAAGGCTGGTTGGATCAGAATCTACGCCGTCGTGCCGCACCACCACTCGTCCTAGACGATAGGCAATAGCCTTGATGGCCAGATCAGCGGCGTGAGGAACAGTGCCGTCGAGCAGTTCAATTGCTTCGAGAGTTTCTTCCAGAGTGATGTGGTTTGTATCGACATCCGGTTGTAGTTTTTTGCGCAGTATGTCTGGGTTCTTGCCCATGCGACCAGCCATTGCTTCAATGCTACCCGGGTACTTACGCGTAGCCGTGTAAAGCGCATCGAGCACGGACATTTGTTGGTATGCCTTAGTCACAATATCTCCCTTTTTTTGATGTTTTCAACTGATCAACACAGCGTCAAAATGCACCTATCGAACAACACAGGACGAACGATGACCAACCCTCAAAAAGAAACGCCTCGCCTGACTCTTACAGGCGAGGCGCTAAGCATGCCGGAGGACCACGACATGATCACCGAGGGGTGGGCGGCAATATGGGTAGCGGCTCCCGTTGATATAGAATTGAAGATTCTCACGTCATCAACCCTCAACAGGAACCGCTATGAACACAAATACGTTGAAAACCATTACTGTCGGGCAGTTGCGCGAAGAACTTCAGGACTACTCCGACGACACGCCGCTGTTCTTCGGGAGCGGCGACCTGGTGTATTACCGAATCAAGAATCGCGGCGCAATTGGCAGCGATCTTGCGCAAGTGGAGTTTGGAACGCTCTACACAGCCCATCAGGATTTGTCCGGGGAATGATCAAGGCGGGAGTTGATTCGCGGCGCGTAACCGCACGCCCACTCTTCAAGCATTCTGGACACAGCGCGAGGCGTTTTAACCAGGGCATAACCCTCAAGATGTTTTCCGTTCGGTGCAAAGACGGACATGTGATAGCCGTCCTTTTGTACATCGATCGATACCGTACAGGCTTCCCGCGGGTATTCATCGGTTGCGTAGATTGGATCAAGCATCCCAGCGTCCTCGTTCTTTCTAGGTCCCGGATTACGCCGAGGGGGAACGATTCCGAGATAGGTCGGTGGCACTCGGCTGCACTGATTAGACTCACCAATGAGAAACGCGATTCGCAAAAGAAATTTCAGGAGGTTTTTCATCTATGCGGCCTCTTTCTTTTCGGTTCCGCGCAGATAGGCCCACTGCTCGGCCCCTTTCTTTTCTGTTTCGCACAAAAAGATGTCCCTATGTTTAACCTTTACCTCAAATGGGATACCTCTACTCAACCAGTTTTGAACTCGCTGAGTACCACCTTTGTTTGGGACATACCCCAAAAGTCGAGCGACTTTTGCTGGGCCTCCTAGCGTCTTTATCAAGCTTTTGTCGTCCATAAAAACTATTCTAAACGTGGTGTTTAGTATCTGTCAACGACTTGTGAATCAACGGGGTGTTTAGATGACTACTATTGATGAAATGAAACCAGATGCGAAACGCCTTCTTGACGCCTGCCGAGACCTAAAACATCTTAAGAATTTTGCAGATGTAGCTCGCCTTCTGGGCGAGTCTGAACAAACTCTCTCAAACTGGAAGAAACGCGGAGTACCCAAAAACAAAACTGTCGAAATCTGCGGGAAAGTTGGATGCCGGCCCGAGTGGTTGGAAACAGGGATTCCTCCCATGGAAAACTCCGAAAACGTGACTTATTCCACACTTCACACACGTTCCGACGTGCTAGATTACGCATTCGACAAAAATGTTTCGGCCGGCCCGGCGATCCGGGGGGAGGTTCCGTTGATTAGCTGGGTGCAAGCAGGGGCTTGGTCTGAGGTTGTGGATAACTATGCTCCTAATGATGCCGAAATAGCGATCCCGAGTCCGGTCCCTGTAAAGGGCTATACCTATGCGCTTCGAGTCGTTGGGGATTCAATGACTAATCCGAATGGATGGCCAAGCTTCCCGGAAGGAATGATCGTTATTGTTGAGCCAGAATTTGATCACGAGCCAGGAGACTTTGTTATCGTGAAGAATGGTCATAACGAAGCCACCTTTAAACAGCTCATTAAGGATGGCGCCGATTGGTTATTAAAACCGCTAAATCCACGCTACCCGATTAAGCCCATGCCTATTGATGCGACTATCTGTGGCGTGGTTCGAGGGTATGGCGGAATTATCCGTTGATCTTTAAGGAACCCAATGAAAAAAATACTGTTGATTGCTGTTCCTTTGATTGTTTCTGGTTGTGCTACTACGCCATCGCCGCAAGAAATGGAGATTAGGAAACAAGTCGCCGCATCCATTCCAACATGCAAAGAAACGAAGGAATGCGAAGTTAAATGGGCGGCGTCCCGCAACTGGATTCTTGCCAACTCTGGTTACAAGTTCCAGCATTTACAGGCTGACTTCATGGAAACATACAACTCAACGGATAGCTCCACAAGTCTTGCGGTTCGGGTGCTGAAGGAGCCACAACAAGACGGGAGTTACAAATTCATGGCTTCCGTTTGGTGCGCAAACTGGATAGGCTGCGTTCCTGACAAATGGGTCGCCTTGAAGCACTTCAACGACTTCGTTACCGCTAGTTGGAAGCCATAAGCCGCCGTAGATCACATTCACCCACCTAAGCCCGCCGGATGCGGGCTTTTTTTCGTCCAAATACTATACATATCGTTGACTTTAATAAACAGCGTGTTTAGTATTACCCGTCACATCGAAAACAACCGCACCAAATCATGACCCCAACCACCGCCGATCTAAAACGCGAATACCACCGGGCAAAGCTCTGGTGTGTTGGCGTAACGATCCAGAAGGCGGTCAGTGATCCGTTGATTCGGTTGGGGTTGGAACTGGCTGCAAAGGCGCATAGCAAAACAACGGGCAAGACATCCCCGACCCAGATGTCATTGATCTAGGAGAACTCATGCTTTCAATTCCAGAACTGAACGAAGGCGAGCGCTACATCGGCGCCACCGTAGATGCCAAAGGGCAACTGACGCACATCATTTTACTGCCCGGTGAAGCCGAATCAATGAACTGGGAAGACTCCAAGGCCTGGGGCTGAAAGCATCGGAGGCCACCTTCCCAGCCGAGTCGAACAGGCGATCTTGTTCGCGACAGCCAAGGAAGAATTCAAGGCAAGAGGGTACTGGAGCGGCGACCAGCACGAGTCCGACGCCGGTTCCGCCTGGTGTCAGGACTTCTTCAACGGCTTCCAGTACGGCTACGACGTCGGCTACGAGTTGCGCGCCCGGGCTGTCCGCAGATTAGTTATTTAGCATTTTAGTAATTTTTTCGTACCGCCGATCAACCGCAAGTCAATCACTGAAAACGAGGCAATCAATGAGCACGCGCCCCATCACCGACACCCTTCGCCATATCGGCGGTGGCGTGTTTATCGATATTGCCAGCGACAAGCTCGCTGAGTTGGTATCCGCCGTCGATGCTTCCGGAAAGTCCGGAAAGATCGATCTGTCCATCACCGTCAAGAAGGCCACGCGCGGGGGGGCGATGCACATTTCCGGCAAGGTGAAGATGACCAAGCCAGCCGAAGAAGCGATGGAAGCCCTGCTCTTCGCCACGCCCGAGGGCAACCTGGTTGCTGACGATCCGCGCCAGTTGAATCTTGCCCTCAAGGTCGCTGCCGGTACCGCCGACGTCTCCCCTTCTGAACTCAAGACCGCTTAAGGAATCCCTGTGGAAAACACTGAACTGAGCAATATCGCCGAAACGCTGGCGCGTGAAATGAAACAGCCCATCGAGATCATCAGCGAGCCGGGTGGCAATATCAAGCGCGTAGCATTGCCCCCGGACTGGAAGCTGGAAGAGCGCGACGACGACAAGAAGCTGCTTTTGGCTCCGCGCCGCAAGTTGGCAACCGTTCGCACTGATGACGCCGACAGCTTTATCGGCTACATCAAGCGTCACGGCTCACTCACCGATAGCACCGTCTGGTGCATCGCCGACTACAAGGCCGGGAAGGTCAAGTTCACGGGAATTCTCAACGACCACGGCGAGGACGAAACAAAAGCCGCGTGGCGCGACCACAAAGCCTCGTTTTCGCCAGAGTTTTCTGAGGAATGGGTCCGTTGGGTCAGCCAGAACAAAAAACCTTTCACGCAAGTTGAATTCGCCGTCTTCGTCGAAGACAACCTGAAGGACATTGCGAGCGTCGACGGCAGCCCGACCGGTGCGCAGATGCTGGAAATGGCGGTCACCTTCGAAGCCAATCAGGACATGCGTTTCAAGAGCGCGATCCGCCTGCAAAACGGCGGTGTACAGATGAGCTTCGTGCAAGACGATGACGCACAGACGCTGCAGAAGATGCAGGTATTCGACCGCTTCTCGCTGGGCTTCCCGGTGTTTTGGAATGGCGATGCTTACCGCATTGACGCCCGTCTGCGCTACCGCGTGCGCGATGGAAAGCTGGCTTTCTGGTTTGAGTTGATCCGCCAGGACAAGGTGCTTGAGGCCGCTACGCAGACGCTGATTGCGCTGATCCGCGAGAAGACCGGCAATCCGTTCTTCTTCGGCGAACCCTTCTCGTCATAACCAATCGGGGACGCCATGATTTCCGCAATGATCCTGCCTATGCGCCAGATCGATGATGCCACGGTCGATCAGGTCGTTACCCGAGCCTTAAAGTCCGGGTTGATTGCCTGCAATGCGATGCAAGGCCCGTTCCGCATCTCGTTCTTCCCGAAAGACCGCATCCCGAAAGGCTGGGCACGAATGGGTTGCGTCACCAAACCATTGGTCAACTCGCCATGCGTCGCCTGATTGCATTCGCTACGCGTGTTTTAACGGCTTGGCGCTACATGCGCCGGCTCAACTATTCCGCCCATCTGGCATGGGTAAAGGCGGCGCGATGATCGTACTCATCATTCTCGGCTGGATCTTCGCTTCGATCGGCGTTTCGCTGGTCGCTGGGTCAGCCATTCACTTCGGCACGAAATAGCGCCGTTCTTAACACCACACGGGAGTCATCATGGAAAAACCATCTATCACACTACCTAACCTTGCTGCCGGCGAAATCTACATCGCCACTCTGTTCGACGCGGAGAGCCAGCAAGGCCACCACATCATCCTTCTCCCTGGCGACAGCGATGATGCCTCCTGGGAGAAACAAACCGAATGGGCTAAGTCCATCGGCGGCGAGCTTCCGACCCGAGTAGAGCAATCCCTATTGTGGGCCAAGCACCGGGATGAATTCAAGAAAGACTGGTACTGGAGCGGCGAACAGCACGAGTCCGACGCCGGTTACGCCTGGTGTCAGGACTTCGACAACGGCTACCAGGACAACCTCACCGTCAACCTCGAGTTGCGCGCCCGGGCTGTCCGCAGATTGCCCATTTAGTCCTTTAACAATTTATTCATTTAAGAGGCCGCAATGATCACCATCACTCTCGAATCTATCAAGGCCGAGCAAAGCAAGCTGGCCGCACTGATCGCTCAATTTGAGGAACAAATACCGGAATTCCACTTCCCTGAAACGCTGATCACCATGCGGCCTGGCGAGCACTACGCCGGCCTAATCGTCGGAAAGGACGGCGAGGCCAGTTATCACCTGATCCTGATGGCAGGAATTCCAACCGCCGATATGGCGTGGCAAGCCGCCAAGGACTGGGCAAAACTACTCGGCGGCGAACTGCCAACACGCCGTGAACAATCCCTGCTGTTCGCAAACCTCAAAGAACAGTTCGAAGAGCGCTACTACTGGTCTTGTGAACAGCACGAGTCCGACGCCGGTTACGCCTGGTTTCAGCACTTCATCAGCGGCGACCAGATCTACGACCACGTCCTCAACGAGTTGCGCGCCCGGGCTGTCCGCAGAGTAGCCATTTAGTCCTTCAGTAATTTATTCCTTTATTCAGCATGGCACTCCACACCCAATTGCCGATTTACAAGGTTGCTTATGACCTTCTCAACGCCATCACGGATCTCGTCAAGAACATGAATCGTGACTTCAAGTCATCGATCGGCGGGAAACTCCGTGATGAGTGCGTTGAGATCATGGTGCTCATCTTTCGCGCCAATGTTTCCCGCGTGAAAGCGCCTCACATCGACGATCTGATTGAGCGGCTTCAAGTTACAGAGCTGCTCATTCGATGATCGCGTGACAAGCAGTTGATCTCGATTGGCCAGTACGCCAAGGCAATCGAATTGACCACCAGCATTGGCAAGCAGGCCAGTGGATGGCGTCGTTCCGCCGCATCGTCCGCTTCATGAAGGTTACGACCCCCATGACTGTACGAATTTTCAATCTGGTTGAGCCGCTGGCCCACAAGGCCACCGACATGCGCACCACGGATACCACTGGCAGTAGCCAGGATCGGTCTGGCGCAGTTTCCCCGCTGATGATTCGGCAGGGCGACATCGATAGCACAACAGGAAACAGCACGAGTCCGACGCCGGTTACGCCTGGTATCAGAACTTCAACAACGGCAACCAGAACAACAACAACGTCAACAACGAGTTGCGCGCCCGGGCTGTCCGCAGATCGAACACAACGCCACCCGGCTGATTTTTCTTTTGTAGAACTTGTCCAGGCCTACTTCGATTGCCGCCAGTCCAAGCGCAACAGCGCCAGCGCTTTGGCCTTCGAGCAGGATCTGGAGCACAACCTAAGCATCCTGGCCGACGAGCTGCGGGACAGCACCTATACACCCGGATGCTCGATCTGCTTTGCCATCACCCGGCCAAAACCGCGCGAGGTATGGGCGGCAGATTTCCGTGATCGCATCGTGCACCATTTGCTCTACAACCGCGTCTCGCCCATGTTCTACCGGCGCTTCATTGTGGATTCCTGCGCCTGCATCCCGGGGCGCGGAACGCTCTATGCGGCCGAGCGCCTGGAGGCGAAGATCCGTAGCGTCACGCAGAACTGGAGTCGGCCAGCGCATTACCTGAAACTCGATCTGGCTAACTTCTTCGTCAGCATCGATAAAAACATCCTGCATGAGCAACTGGCTACACACATCATTGAACCCTGGTGGCTGTGGCTGACTGAAACCATTCTGTTTCACGATCCGCGCCAGAACTACGAGTTACGCGGCGATCCGGCCAAGCTGGATCTGGTACCGGCCCATAAACGACTGACCAACCACCCGGCCAATCGCGGACTTCCCATTGGCAATCTTTCCAGCCAGTTCTTTGCCAACGTCTACCTTGATGCACTGGACCAGTTCATTAAGCACCGGATCGGCGCCAAGCATTACGTGCGCTACGTCGATGACTTCATCCTATTGCACGAATCGCCCCAGTGGCTCAACACCGCACACGCCGAGATCGAGGACTTTCTTCCGGCACGCCTGAATGCGCGACTCAACGCCAAGAAGACCATCCTGCAGCCCGTAGATCGCGGCGTCGACTTCATTGGGCAGGTGATTAAGCCATGGCGCCGAACGACACGTCGACGCACCTTCAATGATGCCCTGAGCCGTGTTCGCTCAATAGAGGGCGACAAACTTTTCGAGACAGCCAATAGCTATTTCGGATTGTTTCGACAATCAGGCCACAGCCATCACGACCGGGCGCAACTGGCCAACATCCTGCGTTATCGCGGCCACAGCATCAAGGCCGATCTGACTAAAACTTACCGGAGACACACATGATTATTGGCCTCACTGGCGCTGCATTTGCCGGGAAAGATACCGCTGGATTCTATCTATCCAAGGCGCACAACTTCGCTGTCTTTGCCTTCGCCGACCCGATTCGTGACGGACTGAAGGCCATGCTTGACCTTGCTGACCGAGACTTCAGACCAGAACACAAAGAGAAGATCATCGCCTGGGTGGGCAAGAGCCCACGCCAGCTGATGCAGCTGCTCGGCAGCGAATGGGGGCGAGACCTAATCGACCCCAGCATCTGGACGAAACACATGGCCCAGCGGATCGCGCTGGCCACGCAGGCCGGCGATGACGTGGTGATTACCGACGTTCGATTCAAAACCGAATCCGATCTCATTAATCGAATGGGCGGAGAAGTCTGGCGGATTCTTCGTCCCGGCGCAGAAACAACCGAACACAGCGGCCATCGCAGTGAGCGCGAAGGTGCAGAAATTGCGGCCGACCGACTGTTGATGAACTCTGGAACGGTTGAGCAGATGTACGAGCAGATCGATGAGGCGATTGGATTTGTGTTTGGAATCTCGCGAGGAACGACGATATGAGCCGCCGTCACTTCCATCGACTACATACCACCATCGGGCAAGACATCGAAATCGGAACACGGATTAGCCACATCCGCCATCACTGGAAAGCAATGTCCGATTGTCCGGTCATTGGCACTATCACCAAGATGGAGGAATGCGATAGCGGGATATTTCTATATGTTCTGACTGACCTTGGCGAAACCAGAGGCTGCCACGTCCAATCTTTCATTCCCAACGGCGTCCAGATGAACGCAATGGATTGCGACACCGAGATCCTGAAGCCTGCGCCACGTCAGATGATGTTGCCGGGAGCCGCGGGATGAACATTGTTCTGAAGGCAGAGTTACAGAAGATCAGCGGAGCGAAGCAGCGCCGCCGAATCATTCCTTGGCTGAAGGAGATAGGTGTCCCTTTCATCAAAGACGCTGACGGCTGGCCGGTGGTTGCAGAATCCGCGCTGAACGCTAAACTTGGTGAGCCGACAAAGAATGAGCCAAGGATCAATTTTGCGTAAGTTTCCTATACGCCTGCATGAGAAGCACGGCGGTTTTTATTACGTATTCAAGAACAAGTGGACGCTTCTGAGCCGTGACTATGCGGAAGCATTGCGCCTGTACGCGCCACTTGTCGAGAAAAAGCGATCTGGCAGCATTCCTGACTTCATTGACCGGTGGATCGAGAAACGCAAGAAAGACAAGAAGCATCCTGCTGCGAATACCTTACGCGCCTACGGAACAGGAGCTCGAAAGCTGAAAGTTGCATTCTCTGAGTTCAATCCAGAAGACTTCAAGCCAAAACACTTTTACCAATGGGTCGCCGGGGCGAAAATCACGGATGCAATGGCCCAGCTCTACCGGTCGGTAATGGTTGGTACGATGCAGCTTGCCGTTGAAGAGGGGCGAATTGACTTCAACCCGATGCGCGAGGTGAAGAACTGGCAAGGTGGCCAGCGCAACAGGTATTTGACTGACGCTGAATATCTCGCCATTCGAGACAAAGCAAATCCAACGCTGAAGGCAATCATCACGATAAGCCTTCAGACAGGGCAACGCATTGGCGATGTGCTGAAAATCCTTTATTCGGACATTTCAGACGCTGGTCTGTACGTCCAACAGGAAAAGACTGGCGAGAAGATGCGCCTTGAATGGACGCAAGACTTGAAAGACGCCATAGCGAACGCCAGGGCCGTGCACACCAGCGTCAAGGGCATGACCCTATTCAGCACGAAGCAAGGCAAGCCGCTACCCTACTCTACCGTCAGGGATTGGTGGCGTAAAGCTACCAAGCTGGCTGGAATTGAAAACGGGAATATGCACGACATCCGGGCAAAAGCGGCAACGGATGCCGATGAGCAGGGTATGAATTCAATGGCGCTGCTTGGGCACCGCAGTGAAAAGACGCATCAGCGATACTTGCGAGGGAAGAAAATACCCCTCGTTCAACCGTTGCCAATGGTTAAATCTTAGACACACATTAGAAAACCTTAGACACAACACCGTTCAAACGCAGCAACGGCAACGTTTCTTATTTTTCAAAGTTATTGCTCAAAAATGGGCGAGAAATGTATCAAGTAATTGAACATACAAGCAATTGCCTATTGTTCTGTCTAAGGTTAAACAGTAATTTTCGCGTTTTTGAGTCTAGGATTGGCGCGGGTTGTAGCGTAGGTCTTAGACAGTTTTTAGCCTACGCTTCCCTCAATCTCGCCGCACCGTAGACGATCCGGTTTTTCTCGTCATACATTTCAGACGGCTGCGGTGTGACTAAGCATAGTGCCGCGTTTGGCGGGAGAGAATCGGGCAAGCCTAGTATCCCCCGCGAACTTAGCCGCGCCTCCCACTGGCCGTGCCCGATCTCAACCTGCCAAGCCCAGAAATCAGCCTCTTGTTGCGCAGTTCTCATTGCAACATCGGTCCTTTTAGTGACTCGATCACGTTATGCATCAGGTGATCCTCGACGTTCGGAAAGGGCAATGACGCTTCACCGATGTTGATTAGCGGGGCTGGGTGCTGCCAATCATGCAAGATTCGAGGCACGATCGGCACGATGTCGTTCCCGTTCCGATACAGATTGACCTTCACGCCGTTGTCCTTAAACAACTTGGCTAGCGCGCCATCGGCGCTGACGCGGGGCGGCTCGAAGGCATAGACTTCTTTCGGCGGGCAACCGGCCAAGCACCGTGCAGCGGCATACAAGATGGCTAGCGCCGCCCCTTCGGAATGCCCGACCGTCACATCCACGTCAGGAAGCGCGAGCAGCGGCGCTTTGATTTCCTCCAGTGCATCCATGAAGCCGCAATGCAGCCATCCGAGCCCTTGGACAAAGCGCGCTTTTGCGTCCAGATCGGCGAGCCAGCAGGCAATATTATTCGTACCTGGGAACGAGACGACACCGTTTCCAACGACCGCCCGGGCCGCGCTAGTCGGCTCGCCGATAGTCGGTGGTGTTGTATAGGCCGCCTGCGCCAGGTGAGCCGCGTCGAGCGGGGTCATTTCTGCGGCGTCCCGGAACCCAGCGTCTTGTCGACGGTAATACCTGCCGCCGCACCGAGCGCAGCGGCGCCGATCCCGGGAGAGGCCAAAGCCGCACCAGCGGCCGGCAATAACGACGGCATGATCGGCGCGAGCGCTGCCGCCACGGCGATTCGGGCGGCCGCATCAATGGCCGACTGGGTCGCCCCGGCCGCGATCTGTTGCCCCTGGAACGCCATCACCCCCTGCTCTTTGAGATCCACGGTGTAGTTGTCGCCCTGTTTCGAGATGTGCGCCTCAAGGCTGGCGATTTCCTTGCCGTTCTTCACACTCACCTCGCAACAGGTGATCGCCCCGGCCGAGTCGGTAAAGGGCTTGACGGAATACTCCGCGGTGCCCGCATTGTTGAGCGAGGCGCAGCCAGACAAGACAACCGCGAACAGACAAGCGATGACGAGAACGATGGAACGTTTCATGATTACTCCTTGGTTGGTTTCAGGTGGCATTTTTCAGGTGCCAGAAATGCAAAAACCGCCCGGAGGCGGCTTGGTTTAGAGCGAATTCGCGTTATGGGGGATCGAGCGCGATCAAGTTGTTCGCCCGGATGATCGAAATGATTTTGTCGGCGTAGGACGGATCAGTGGCATAGCCGGCCGCCGCAACAGCCTTGGCGAATGATTCGCCGTCCCCGTGCGCGAACGCCGGCTTGTAGCGCGGATTGGTCAGCAGAAATGCTGCGTGATCATCCATGCAGCCCTGCCAGTCCGGATAGGATCGCCAGAGCGCCGGCACCATGATCCAGACTCCACGAACGAACTCGCGAGTATGGTATGACCATGTAGGGCCGTGCCAGGATCGATCTGCTTTGACACCAAACAAATTCTTGGCATTCACGGCAAGTCCACTCGTTGCCCAGCCCGATTCAAGCGCAGCCTCGGCAACCGTGAAGCTGGCTGGGATCTTCGTAGCCTTTGCTGATGCCTGCGCTGCCGGTGCGATGGCGGCAATGAATTCTTCAGGTTTCATTTTTCTTCCCTGCTGATGTGCTTGACCAGAATTTCAGAGAGCCGGTCGAACCTTGCTCCCAGATCGCGCATGCCTTCTTGAATAGCTGTTTCAAGTCGGTCGAACTTTTGATCCAGTTCAGGTTTGTCGTAGTGCGTTTTGGCGATTTTAAGCTTCAAACCTTGCAGGTCAGCCGAATCATCGTCGTGCTTCTTGAACAGGAGATCGATGCTTTTTTGCTGCGCGACGTCTTTTTGTCGGAGCAGATACCAAAGTACGACGAGCAGCCCTTCCGTAACAATATCAACAAGGTCGTGCGGCATGAGACTCTTTCCTTTTGGGCTGCGGAAATAACAACCGGCCAATGGCCGGCTGTTATCGATTGGTCCAGTTACGAATTACAGCTTCGGCGGCTGCCCACCGAAGGCATAGCCGTCGAACTGGCCGCTGAATGGATTCAGGCCATACTGGCAGGCCCACAGTGCGCCAAGATACTTCCCGGCATTGCCCTGACCAATCATCTCGCTGGGCGACATGCCACGCACCAGGAAGGCCAGATCGCCGACCGGTGACTTGTACACGGCATCCGCACCATTTCCCCAGCAAACCAGTTCGCCATCGGCCCAATCCACTTCCTGACCCGGCTTGGCTTGCGCCCAATAGCCGGCGAAATCGTCATTCCATTTTTGCAGTTGCGCTTTAGGATCGTATTGCATGCTCTTTCTCCTTCGTTAAGATGGCCTCGAAGAACATTCCACGAGGTCGTTGCTGCTCTTTTCTCTTCCGCATCAAGCGTCGTTGACGGGTGAGCTGCCCCTTGAACTGCGAACCGGGTTTCATTCGTACACCACGACTTCAACCGGATTCGGTAGCCCGAAGAAAACGCCAGGCGGCAGCTTGTGATTGATGCCTTTTTCGGTGATGCAGAAGTAGCCCGATTGCGTCGGTTTGAAGGGCGCCGTCGCCACGCCGTTGACGAACGACGCAAGCTTAATGAGCGTGACCGTGCCGTTTCCATCCTCGACCGGAACCGCGAACGCCTGCGTCAGGGGAACCGTCGCGCCGAGTCCGTTCTTGACCGTTGCGGTCAGCGTAATGGTATCGCCTAACATAGCCTTGGGCTTGTCTATCGTGACGTCAATGTGCATGAGCGCAGCCAACCGTGCTTGCTCGGCGGCGAGCTCTGCGGCCTGGTGCGTGGCGAGCGAGGCCAGGAAAGTGTCAAGCCAGGCTTGAGCGGCCGCTTCACTGGCGAAGGGCTGGCCAACGGACGGGTCAATGTCCTGATAAACGCCGAGTTCAGGGAGTTGAACAACGTAGTGACCGTTGATAATTGAGATCATGTTAAATCCTTAGAAATTGGGCTGGTAGGGAACGTCAATCTTGACTACGCCGCCCTGACTGCCTGCGGTAGTGATGTTGACGTTATTGACGGTCGCGCCCTTGAAGTAGAGCCGGAATCCATTGCCAATCCACTTCGCGGCAAAGGCACCCATGACGCTGCAATTCCCCGCCGTGGTGCCTTTTAGCGATGTTGGAGGGAGGCATCCGATGAACTTGATTACCCCTGTCGTTTTATTCATGACGTACAGGGCGTACGCTGGGTACGTGCCGCCCACGGATGGCACTTGCACCAACACCGAGTAGGTCGCATCAAGGTGGATTTGTGTCGCCGCAAAGGCCGCCGCACCAGCCCCCGCATTGACATAGGCTTCCATCGCCAGGGTCGGTAGCGCATTGACCGTGCCGTCGGCGTTATAGAAAACGGCGGCCGGCCCGGAAAACGCCGGGTTGTTCGAACCGGTAAAGTACGGGGCATCCAGATTTAAAAAGCAAGTCGATACGGGAACGACAATCAGCGTTCCGGTCGGTGCGGATTGCAGCGTTGCCGCGCCGTTAGCAAGTTGATAATGGTTCGACGAAGAACTTTGATACCAGTACGTGTTATCCGAGGCGCGGTAACGGACGCCAACAGCAACGCCCGTGTCGGTCAGCATTTGCGTCCAGATTCCCGCGCCAGTGCGCTTATATAGGCCATACCCGACCGTCGCCTGCGCCCAGACGGTACCGACGTTGTCGGTGATGATCTGAATCAGGCTGCGGGCACCCGTGTCATCAAACGCAATGGTTTCCGCCGCCAGATCAAACAACATGCACTTACCCGACGGCCATTGCGCCGCATTGCACCCAATCCACGCTTTGGTGAAATCGGGTGAGGGATAAACGGGGCCTGCGTTATTCGCCAAGGATTGGCCCAACGATGAGGCGACCGTCGAGTCTGCGGAGTAAATCTGCCCCATTGCGGTCCCGCCGATCTGGTACGCAACGGGGCTCACTGAAGCAAGAGGCATTGGTGGCGTGACCGACAGGAGACGTTCAACAACGTCGAGGATGGCAACTTCAATCATTAGAGAACTCCTGAGTAAAGTCCGTTGGTACGGACGATGGTTTTGGTGATCGTCGCCACGGTCGCACCGAGGTTGTCCTTGCACACAATGGCCATACCCGTAGTCCTTCCGGTGACGGGATCACGGGTCAGTGTTTCGACGGTTTGGTAGCCCGTGGCAAAAGTCGTGACGGTTCCGGTCAGCCGGTTCGCTGTGTCCCGCGTGACGGTCTGTGCCGATGGGATGCCAGCGAAGTTTTGCAGGAAGGCCAGCCGGTCAGCGGCTTGCTGAGTCGCGTTGTCCGTGATCTGCTGTTGCAGCGACTTGATCGTGTAAGTCGAACCGCCGATCTGGAACGTGACCGTGCCACTGGCTTGCGCACCGTAGGCCATGATCGCTTGCAGAACGGCTTGCGCGCCACTGGTGAGCGCCTGCATCGACGCGATGAGTTCTTGTTCGGTCATGGCAACACTCCTATTACAACCAGTGAGATGTCAGCGAGAGTGGTGTCCTGAACCCCGGGTGCCACCACCATCAATAGATCACCAAGAACAAAACTGGTCGCGGTTGCCGCCGCCCACGTCGCAACGTGACTCCCGGCGGCAAATGTCATGGTGCCGAAGACAGTTCCGTTTTTTAGGATGGTGAAGACGGTCGTTGCTGTGGCTGCGACTCCTGCATACGCACATGACCCGGTGAGGCCCGATGGGATGGAGAACGATTGACCGGCAAGGAACCGAACCAATGACACGCTGATGGGTGGTTTTCCAGCCAACCAACTGTTGATCTGCTCGATCTTCAGGCTCGTCACCTGACCTTGAACTGACGCGATGTTGGCGGCGTTGGTTGTGCAGGAATTGGCTACCGAATTGTCCCAAGCGATCAGGCCAATATCGATCACGCTCAGCCCGCTGGTGAGCACCGGATAGGCTGGATCAATAACGACGGTGGTAATTCCCCCTGAGTACGAGCAGGACGCCACCGGGCCATAGGCGTACGAGCCGCTGATCGTGAAGCGCAACTGGACGCCCGCGATATAGACCTTTGTGCGATCGCCTGGCACCGAGAAGCTGGTGGTGCTGATATAGGTCGGCGTGTCGCTGTTATTGATCCACTTATTGTTCAGCGTTGATAGTCGAATGGAGCCGTCGCCGTTCAGCGCAGTATTCAGCCGCCCGGTGAGCGAGGATTGCGTGCCACGCCCGGCAGTTACTTCCGTAACCAGTGACGCCACATTCGCCATGATCGCGTCGATGCCGTGCGCGTCAGTAATATTCGCCTTGTGGATCAGGTAGTCGGCAATGCTCGTCAATACGGCAGCGAGTCCGTGCGCTGACGAGTCCGATTTGTGCGCCTCAACGCGGGTGCTGATGTCCACGTCGTTGGCGTTTGCCGAATTGATCGCGTCCCCGTAGGTCTGCGACAAATTCGGCTTTGTTGCGTCGTAGCTCATATCAATATCCTTTGGCGAAGTAGCCGATGTCGGTCGGCGTGGCTGAGTTGGTGGTGATGCTGAAGGTCGCTGTGCCGCCGCTCACCACAGGAGTTCCCGGCCATGCCGAGACATTCCCCTTGGGCGTGAGCAGAACGAGGCTGACGGCGTTGTAGGTCTTGGTGAGCGTGACGGTCGCCCCGGCGCTGGTGACGGCTGTCTTCGTGCCAGTCTCGGTGATGTCGGGAACGTCAAGGGTCAGGTAGCCCGCCGTCACCAAACAATCCGTGAGCGGACTGACGTGTTCGGCCTTGACGACGATCTTGACGTAGCGGCAGGTCGTGACCCAATCACCGTCATTGGCTTGCACCCATGGCCCGGCCATCGTGTCGCAGACATAAAACTGAGCTGACAGGAAGGCCTTGTTGTCGGTCAGGTCGATTCCGGTCGAGTCGGCCATGTACTCGCCCAACACTTGCGAGAACGCCGACCCTGCGCCGGTTCCGTAGGCCGTGACGGTTTTGCTCAGGTTGAGTTTGAGCCGCCCGGAAAGGATGCTGCCGAGATTGACCGGAACGGACTCATAGAAGCCGTCCGTTTCCATCCAGAAATCTTGCCGGAACCACGACCCCGGTGTTGCGTTGAGAACCGGCCCAGCGGTGCTGGCGAGGTTGTAGCCGAAAGTGTAGAGCGCGGCATTATTCGGGCTGACAATCGGCGTCGTGAAGCTGGACGGCCCGAGAAGGCTGACCTTTTCAATCTGATTGGCGTTGGTGAAGGCCATATTCACGTACTGGCCGGTCGTCATGATCAACGGGATATTGACGATTTCGTTAAGTTGGTACGTGCCGACTATTCCTACCGCCTGATCGTAGGGCTTGCTCGTTTCGCCTTCGGTATTGACAGCGTAGACGCGCAGTGACGAGGAGTATTTCGGGATCGGCACCAACAGCGTCGAAGCGGTGATGGTGCGTACCGTGGTGACGCCGCCCTCTTCGAAATACGTGATGTAATGATCCGCGCCGGCCACGGCTGGCCAGGAGAACTCGATGGCGGGCTCAATGATCTTGCTGGTGATCGTTGTGATGGCCGGGAGTGACGCCCCGGCGAATGCCGCCGTATAGGTAAAGGCCGAGTATCCGCCTGACGTATACATGGCCTTGATCCACAGCTTTTGCCCGATGACCGACAAGAGCGGGATCGTGAAGAACGACGTGTAGAACGTCTGCGCGAGAACGACCCCCGTATCGAACCCGGAATCACCGGCACGCACTTCCCATAATTTAATCGACGGGTCGGTGATCTTTTTGAAACTCAAGATCACGTCGCCGACCGCGTCATAGCCGATGGTCACATCGGGGCTGGTCGTGACGGTCGGGGTGCTGCCGTTGTTATTGCCGCTGTTGCCCTGGCCGGCCTTGTCTTTCCCAAGCAGCGTGTAATTCGTCGCCGCCACTTCATCGAGCGTTTGACCGCCCCCGCCGAAGGTGTTGAATGCCGTGAGCTTGATGCTGACTTGCTTGCCGATCAGCTCGTCGGGGTATTCCCAGCCGAAGATCGAATCATCGACACGCACAAACGGCGCCCCAACAGGATGCTCGAGAAATGGCGTGCCGTAGCCGCCGCGCACAAGGTAAGCGAGAGTGTACTTGCCGGAGGCGGTCAAGGTGGCGTCACGATAGGACAACAGCTCGCCACCAACCCAGCACGGCATGACAAAAGATTCCGCGTCCGCTTGCGTCCCGCTCAGAACGCTGCCACCACTCATCGACAGGTCGATGCCGAGCGTATGCGTCGTGTCCGGCGAACTGCCGACGGGCAATGCCGACGTGGTGACACCGTAGCGCGAAGGGCCGTCCACTTTGCCGATCTGCTTATAGGTCGTGCCGTCCAAGGACAGCCACACGTCAGCGCCGCCCCATAGGGCCGCTTGCCCGGCGGTGGCAATCATCATCTGTTGCCGTCCGCCGAAGATCTTTGAACTCGTCTCGAAGATCACCGGCGCCACGCAATCGCCCGCGGGATCGTTCATGTTCAGGCCGAAGCTGTCGGCATACTGGTGCGGGTATTTCGTGGCCCCGGCAATGCCAAAGGGCCAGTCTTCGCAAATAATCGACAGCGTTCCGGAGTCGTCCTCATCAATCTCGGTGACGCGCACAGTAAGCTTGTTCAGCCCCATCGTCGGGTCGCTGAGCGTAACGAGGTCCATCGGCTCAAGCAGGCAATGCCGCCAACCGAGCTTGAATTCGTAGGTATTGCGGATGTAGAGGGCGCGTTGCAGGATCAACTGCGCGACATGCCGTGCAATATCGGCATCGCAGATTTCGTGCAAGCTGACCGTAGACATTGGCCGCAACCCGTACTGGTCGATGTTGGCCAGGTCGGTGGCTTCAGCAATCGCCGTGTTGTACTCGTTGGCGCGGTCGAGGTATTCGACCTGCACGCGATTGAACGCATCCGCCGAGGTACTGCGCTTGACCGTTACCGGCGCTTCGCCGTCGCTCAAGAAGTCGTCATCACTCAGATCGTAGAGTGGCGTCAGGTTGGGCGTGTAGGTGCAACCATTTCCCGTCAGCGTTTCGTCGCCGTAGGGAATGAATTTCAGCACCCCTTCCGACCACACGACATCGCTGTTGGTGGCTTGCAGCCAGCGCGTGAGAATCGCTTGCGCCTCTTCCTGCTGGATCAGTGCCGGCGAGAAGAACAGCCCCGCCGCTTGCACATAGAGTGTGTAATTTGTCAGATCGCCCAGGCTGGCCGTGGGAAATTGCGCCCCTGTTACCGGATTGGTCAGGAAGTCGGGGACGACAGCGCCGGGTTGCGCGTCCTGAACAACGGTGGCGGACAGCGCAAACGAGGTCTGTACCTCGAAACTGAAGTTCGGCACCCCGGCGCTGGTATCGAGAGTGAAATTCGACCCAGCAAGGTAAGCCATGCCGGAGTACGGAATCGCTTTATCCGGGTGCGCGGCGGTCATGTACGACCAGGTGGGCTGGCCGACTGCACCACCGAACAGTGTCAGGTCAACCATGTCCGAGGCCGTTTTGTAGTGCGGCACATCGGTATAGCTGTAGTTCAGATAAACCGTTTTCCCGGTATCGTCAGCCGAGAAGGAAAAAACCCCATCCGAGCCAACTGAATACCGCCCCGAGATGAGATGCGTTCCGGCGGCGACTTGGCTGTAGAGCATGCCGTTGTTGTAATTGTTGCTATACAAATACGGATTGGAAATGCCACTTGCTGGATTTACAGGGCTGTCAAGAACAGACGCATTCTTGAAGCTGGCGACGTGCGCCGCGGTGACCTTCAGCGTGCTCGGGATGGTGTAGTGCTCGTTAGTGACATTGACAGACTGCGGGGTTTCGACGCCGCCGAGGGTCTTCACTTTGTCTTGCCATACCGTCGGGATTCGGTTGACGACGCCTTCACACAATGACAGCAGAACCGTGGCCGAGTACGTATAGGTGGTGTTGGTCGAACCGCCGCCACCACCTTTGCCGCCGCCCGTGCTCTCGGTGTGCGACGTGGCGACAAAATCGTTGTAGTCGATCAGGTTGCCGCTGATGCGCGTGGTTCCGTACACCAACGGTAGAACGCCGCCATACGCCGAAGTCTGGATGCGGATCGCGCCAATGCGCGTGTCTTCCGTGCTGGCCGCTTGGCTGCCGCCGAACAAGCCGCCCATGTCAGTCCTTCACCACGGAAAAGAACGCGACGTGACGGCCGGCCAAATCACCGGAGTCACCCTCGCCCAGCACCACCGAACCGTCAGGGCGGTGCGCGTGGATGATCGTCGGCCAATCAATGACGATGCCGCCGTGGCTGTAGGTGCGCCCGAAGCGATAAACAGCAATGTCGCCTGGCCGCGGAACCTCAACCGGCTGGCCATGTTTCAGGACGCCGTCCAGGTAGCGCTCTTCGCCCCGGTGCATATGCCAGTCAGGAACGTAGGGGCGCGGATCAAGATCAAACGGAACCAGACCGAAAGCCTGATACACCTTGACCAGCAACATGACGCAATCAACGCCAACGCCTTTGACCGCGCCTTGATGGTGATACGGGGTACCGAGCCATGACTTGGCCTCCGCGACGATGGCGGATCGGATTGGGTTCGTCATGATCAGTACGCCGTTTCGGGAACGGGAACGAAGGGGCAGCCCCGGTAATGCGCGAGGTTGTTGAATTTGGCCTGGCAGGTCGCCATCGTCTTGTCGCACCCCGGCCAGATCGTAAAGGTGTCGCCGGTTGTCGGCGGATTCGGCAGCGGCAGCGACAGGCTCACTTGTCCGGGCAACGAATCGCGCACCGTACGGGAAACGCCGGCATTCGGCCCGGTATCGAAACGGATAAAACCTTGCGCAAACCATCCCGCCGCTGCGGGGTTCGAGTGTTTAATGACCGTTGTCGACGAGCCGCCGTTGATCATGCCGTTCTGCGCTGAACTGGTCTTATCCACCCGGCAGCCAGCGTCATAAATGGAATTGGCGCAACCGGGCTGGTATAGGTGGCGCGGCATCTGGATGTTGAGCAATTCCAGGTCGCTCTTGACGGTCAGCGTGGCGCTGTTGCGTGTCAGCTCTACATCCGACACGCGACCGATGAACAGTTTTACCGTACCGGTTACCGGGCTTGACCAGTCGGGCAGAAAAGCACGCAGAACGGAAAGGCGCGCGCCGTCAAAACCGCCATTGCGCAGCAGTGTCAGGATCGGAACGCCGCCGATTTTGTGCGAGGCGTCGAGGTACATCTGCACGGTCAGCGAATCGACCTGAGTGCCGCGCACCGTGCGCGTTTTGCTGCGCTCGATCAGCGGCAGCGGGTTGCCGAGTAAGTCCGTGCTGCCCGCTGCCGGGTAGATCGTGGCCTCGATGGTCAGCGGAATATCGGAGGTGTTGAGCCACAAGCCCATACCGTTCAACAATGTGAAGGCGTAACAGTCAGCCATGACAAATGACGATGAGTTGGCCAGCATGGCGATCAGCTCAGGGCTGGCTGTTTTCATCGTGTGCTCCTAAATTCAACCTTTTTGGCTTCCCAGAAACCCTGCATGAAGTTGGCGAAATCCAGGTCGTCATTCAGGAAGCGGCAGCGGTAATAGAACTGGCCGGTCCAGGTCAGCGCACCGGTCGGCGGCGAGGCGAAGGTGACAACGCCATTGGCGACAGTAGCGCTGACAACAGAACCATTCGCTTTAAAAACCGGGGAACCAACAACGGCCGCTACCGGTTCAACGAAGGTGCCGATGGCGTGCGTCAGCGGGAAGACGATCTGCGAGCCGTTGCCCGTACCGAAAAGTTGATCGGTCACGGCGCTGTCAGTCGGGTCGAGAAACAGGAAGGTGCCGAACTGGCCGCGACTCAGGTTAAACAGACTGAGCATCTGTTGAAGCTCCTGAGTCGCGTCCGAGCGCAGGAACTCATAGGACAGGCTGAATTTCCAGAGCGGATTTGCGTACAAGGACGAACGCACTTCGCGCCCGTTGGCCGAACGCTGCACCGCCGTTGACCAGATCGGCGTCTTGACCATGGGCCACATCTTGCCCGGCAGCGTCGGAAATACCGGCTCGCTCATGCCCGCACCGGCGTGAAGTTACGGGCGATCTGGCGCAGCGCCGGCGCCATGGCGTGACTGTTCGTCTTCATCCAATCCTTGACACCCTTGACGTCAAGAGCATGGACATGGAGATGAACCGCGCCGCCAGAACCGCCACCGCCGCCAGCCAGGCTTTCACGCAACGGGTTGGCGATGTGCGCGGGGAGAACCATTTCTTCCTGGTGCAGCTGGGTGAGTGGATTAACTCCGGAGGGGATATCGAAGCCGCCAGAAGCAGAAGCGGCGCCCATGCCAGCCATGACCATGGCAAAGGTTTCAGCATAAGCGGCGGCGGCCATAGCCGGACCAACGTACGGGATGCTGGCAACTGCGGAGGCTGCGCCCCCAGCTGCCGTGGCTGCTTCGGCGGGGATCGTGGCGGCAGCAAAAACCTTTGATCCCGCCGCTGCCGCTGTGTCAGAGGTGACTTTTGCCGCCGCTTCTTCTCCCCATAGGGCAGTCTTAAGCGCTGAAAACGCCTTTGACACCGCTGTCATTTTCCCGTTGTCGAGCAGCCACGTTGCGACCAACTTTGCCCCGACGCTGACAAACTCACCGAGTATCGATTGGAAGATATTTGATAACGCTTTCTTGAGCGTCAGCGTTCCCTGAATCATGCCGTTGACGGTCTTCTCAATCGCCGAAGTGACCGGCGCCAGCATGGATTCCTGCGACTTTCTGGTTTCCAGTGCTGTGGCATTCTGAATCTTACCGAGCTTCAGTGCATGCTCGCGCTGGATATCCAGCATCTGGTCCAACATCTTTTGTAGCGCCACAGGATCCATGTTCGGATCGCCCAGCATGGCCGTAATCCGGTCGGCTTGCGCTTGCTGCTGAATTTCAAAACGCTTGTCTTCAAACCCCTGCTCAAGCGCCAACAGTTGCTGTTGTGTGATTTGTCCCATAGCCTGCTTTTGCTGCGCGGCCTGCTCGTCAACGGCCAGAGCATCATTTGCCGCCTTTTCCCTGGCACCGATCGCTTCGGTGCTTAGTTCTTTCCCGTCCTTGGCGTTCTTCTTCAGTATCTCCAACTGCAGCTCGGCGGTCTTTTTACTGATCGTGATCTGGTCGTTGCTGCCGGTCGTGGTCAGAGCCTTCTTTTCGTTCCACCAGGCGATTTCCTCTTTCTTGGTCATCTCGCGCAGATCGTGGGTCATTTGGTAGGCCACCTTGGTCTGCGCGAGCTCTGCATCGAAGGCGCCCATTTGCGATTTTTCGGCGCCCCCTTTTTCGTCGGGGTTCTTCCAGGTCTTGGTGCCTTTTGGCTTCTTGGCGTCTGGCTTAGACCCGGTGTCGGTTTCACCCGCCCAGAGTTTTCTGATGCGCTCGTTCGTTTCGGCCTCGATGCGAACTCGGTCATCGGCGTTCTGTTTCCATATGCCCTTGATCGCATCGAGACTGTCGGTGATTGCCTGTTTCGCGCCGGAAAAGTCGCCGTGCATCAGACGACTCATCGCGTTGCTCAGGCCATCGGCAAGGGCGACGAAAACGACGCCGAAATCGGACGCCGCGCTATACAACATCCGAAAACCGAAAACCGTTTCCTCGAAGAATTGGATGAGCTGCTTCAAGCCCTTGAGGAAGACATCGATGACCGTTGGCCCGACCTCCGAAAACCAGCCGGCCAGTTGCGTCAGCACCGGCATGACGGCGTCGCCAACCTTGACCTTCATGGCGTCGAACATGATCCCGAGCGCGGCCTGCTCGATCTTGAATTTCTCGGCGGCCGCCACGCCTTCTTCGCCGGTCTTCAGGTTGTACTGATCGGCAAGCATGTTGGCGCGCGCCATCACCTCTGCGTTGAGCTTGAGGATGCCCATAGCGTCCTGGGCGCTGCGTCCAAAGAAGTACATCGCCGCGGCATCGCGGTCTGCGCCTTCCTTGTACTGCAGCAGCACATCGGCGGCGTTGGTCATGAGGTCCATCATCGGACGCAATCCGCCAGTGGTTGCGTCACGCGTCTTGACGCCGAGCTTTTCCATGCCTTCGCCGTTGGTTTCAACGTGCTTCAAGAGCTTGAAGGCCATACCAGCAAATTCCTCGGCCGACTGGCCGGTGAGCTTTAGCGCGACATTGAGGACTGTGGCCGAATCAGCGGTCATCCCGAAAACCCGTTCGAGCCGGATGACTGCGTTGGCCTCTTCCATCGATGCGTCGATAAATTCCTTGAAGGCCTTGCCGCCGGCGAGGATGGCGGTGACCGCGATGAAGGTGCCCTGCAGTTTCTGCAGCGCGCCGCCCAGAGAGGCCATCGACGACTGCATCTTGTCGAAAGATTGCTTGACCGCTTGCTCGGCGGTCTTGCAGGCCTCGGTCAGCCCGGAGGAATCACCGCCGATTCGCAGTTCAGCGTCGTTGTTGGACATGATCGGATCTCATTAAGATTTCTATCCCTGCGCCTTGCGGCGCAAGTATTCTTCAGCACTCATGTAGGGCTGTGCCGGCGCGATCGGGAAGTTTTGCACCAGGCTTTCGGCCTGTTCGTCGCTCCCCTCGGGTGTAGCGCTGTTTTCCGCTTCGGACGATTTGATGCCAAGCGAGGCGGCGATGCGGGCGAGCTGCAGAGGGACTGGCGGCAGAAGCCGCCAGTGGGCGTTCAGTGCCGTGAGCCGCGGGATGTCGAGATTCCATTCGGTGTAATCCCATGTCCAGCTCGTGGCGCTGACCGTGTAGGCAATAATGCCGTCCCAGTCTAGCTCGCCGCTTGCGCTTCCCCCGGGGCGCCCTCCTTCTTTACGGCGTCGTTGACATCGGCAAAGGCCTGCGCGAGCAGTTCGAGATTCGTCGTATCGATATTCCACTCGACGAACTCACGGGTGAAGCTGGTATCGTCTTTCCCAAGGCCGCGCTTGACGCCGTAGTAGATGCCTGAGACCAGCGCATCAATGCCTGCTTCGTTGCTTGATCCGATGGCCCCGAAGTTGCGGCCGATTTCCTTGAGTCCAATAGCCGGACACGGCAGGAGGTTGAATTCCTGCTCGCCCAAGATGATCTTCTTGGCTTTTGCCATGAGTCAATTACTCCGAAAGCGCGACATAGCCGATGTTTCCGGCGGCGTCGGCGATAGCTGAAAAGTCGAATTCGGGAATGGTGAAGTCGTCGTTCTTGAGCGGTAGCGAGAGCTTGCTCGAGATGCACGAATTCAGATTGAAGGTCAGGTTCTTGCCCCCGTACGACAGATTGAGCGACGCCCGGAACGTCGGCGCATAACCCATCAACTGGTTGCTGATGGCGACGACTTTGGCCGAGGTGCTGGTGGCGCTGTACTCGTAGCTGATCAAAACAGCCGCATTGGCATCTGCCGTGGCGAATGTATAAACCCCGACTCCTGAGACGGAGTACTGCCCGGTCGCCGGAGCGCTGGCGACTTTCTTCATCGGCATACCCGTGGCCGCGTTCAGAACGCCGAGATCACTGACGAACGTTCCGGTATTGGGTGGCGCGACCGTGATCTGCCAGGGTGTGCTCGCCGGAATTGCGGCCGGGAAATTGATTACATCGGCCTTGATTCCCGCGACCGATCCGGTACCGAAGAACAGATCACTAAAGATCGATCCGTAGATGCCGGCGGCTTTAGCTTTGAAGGAAACGTTACCCTTACCACGCCCCGCGGCGACCGGGAATTGATACGCGCCATAGAGGAGCTTTTCTTCAAAGCCGATGTCGCCTGAAATATCTTGCAGGGTACCGAATTGAACCGGCGTGGCGTTCGCGACGGCTGCGCCGGTGGCATCCTGAGTCTGCACGCCGATGAGCGTGCCAGTACCGAATCCATACATGGTGTTTCTCCTTGTAAATCGTTAAACAGCCAGGCGCGTGATGTCGCCGGCCGGCGTGAGGTAATGAATGACGTAATGCAGCGTGAGCTGGCCGCCGGTACCGTCCGAGTCCGAGAACTCCCAGGCTCGTGCGGTGTAAAACAGGCGAGTACACGTCCCGCCGAGGGTTAAATCAGCTGTCAGCACCGCGTGAATGGCGGCGGCAATCGGATCGGCCAATTGGTCCGGCACATCACCACGGGTGTGGATCTGTATTTCAACGGTCAGCTCGCAGCGCGTGAGGCCGTTGGCCAAGGGCGTGGCGGCTTCGTCTTTCGGTTTGACGACGACGGCGGGCAAGTCTTCGCGCTCAAAAGCGACTTCGCGCGAACGCTCGACACTGGCACCGATGCTGCCGGCGGCAAGCAATGTGGCGATGGCCGAAAGAATGATTTCTGCCTGTGTATTCATTTCTTCAGCATCGCCTTGATCAACTTGCCGTCTTCCTGCGGCGTGGTCTGGCGCACCTTGTACGCCACACCATCGACCGTGATGCTGTTGCCGGCGGTGAGGCCGGGCAGATCGATAGATCGATAGGTGATGGCGTACTCGTTGCTCTGCTGCATGCCGCCGAAGATTTCCTCACCGGGCATGTCCAGCAGCACCGTTGCCGAATTGGCGCCTGAAACAGCCAGGACGCCGAAATCGGCAAACAGGGGCGTCAGATCCTCGACGAACATTTAGGCCGTCGGGATGGCGGTAGTTTGAGCGGCCTGAATGGCCGCCATGGCACGCGCCACGCCTTCTGCAATTGCGTTGGCGAGCGCCTCCTGATTAATACCACCACCTTCGACCGGCGTGGTCACCGGAGCGACCTGATCGGCGCAGAGTTTCTGTGCCTCCTTGTCCAGCGGTTCGAGCTTGTGGATATGATCAAGCGCTTCTTCGGCGGTCTCGAATTCGACCGTCTGGCCGCCGTAGTAGCTGTTGGTCTGCGGCTGTTTCTGTTCTTCTCCGTTGACCATGACAACGACCAGGCGAGTGTGGTGAACAACGAAGTCGTTGCGGACTTTGAATTTCATGATGTGTATCTCCTGAAGCGAACAAGCCGCCGTAGTTACCCGGGCGGCGTGTTCTTGATTGGCTGAATTAGAAGCCGGTCGTGAGCGCGTCGGACATGACCGAGAACGAAGCGCCGTGACGCACGCCGATGTCAATGGTCTGGAACATGCGCAGGATGACGTCACCATTGGCGAAGCCGGTGGAGTCGTAGGGATTGACGGCGATTTCGGTAATGCCCCATTCACCGATCAGAAGTTCCTGCCAGTTGCCATAGACCACTTCCGAGCAAACCGCGCCGGATGATCCCTTGACGAGATTCGAGCGCAGTTGCTGCGATTCGGCATAAGGGCGACCCTTTAAGCGATCCGGCGAGTTGTTGGTGAGTCCACCCTGCGGATCCCACAAATACTGCCCGGTGGTCGCCTTCAGTGTGCTCAGGTAACCGATAGTCTTTGAATTCATCGCATAGCCGGTGCTGGCCTGCGGCGCATTGGCCGACTTGGTCGCATACTGGAGCTGGATGACATTGTCGAAGGTCAGCAACGCCCCGTTCGTGCCGCCGATCACGGAACCGACACCGGCCTGATTGACGATGCCGGTCGGTTGGTTCGATGCGCCTGACCCGGACATGGCAGCGAGGTCGATCGCGAGAGCCCCAACGGCAAGCAAGTCGCGACGCGCCAGCATTTCGATGGCAGGCGTGCTTTGCAGCAGCATCAGACGCGAGACTTTCGACAATGCGCCAATGGTTTTCGGGCGCAGCGAAACTTTATCCCAGGTCGCTTCAGCTTCGGTCAACGCACCGGATTCACCAACCCAGTACGTACCCGTGGCGCTGATCTGGCGCGGGATATCGACGTTGCCGATGAGTCCTGGCAAGAAGGTGGCGCCGAGCATGCTGGTGACCGACTGGTTGCGCAAGACTTCGATGAAGCTATCGGCCAGCAAGTTGGTGGCGACCAGATTGCCGCCTTGGCCTGCCGTCCCGACCTGATAGATGGCGCGTTGCTGCTGAGCGCGAACCATGCTGCGCTGCATGGCCCAGTAGGCGCGCTGATGTTCTTCGGTTGGCGCAAACGGCAAATCGTTGGGGAAGAAGAAGCGCGTATTGCCCAACTCGCGGCCCGAACGCTTGGCAATAGCCGAGGAGACTTCGCGCTCGAAGCCAGCACCGGACCAGTCGGAATTGACGATGGCGGATACCGCGCGCATCAGTGAATAGCTGCGCTTTTCCTTGTCGTTGAGGCCGATGTCATCAGAGAGCGAGGTCAGCGGCTTTTGCTCGCCACGCTTGCCAATTTCGTTGAGCACGATGCCGCGCGCTTCGGCCAGCGAGTTGCCGTGATTGATGAGGTTGTTGCGCATTTCATCCGGCAGCTTGTGGCTGCGGCACATTGCATCGATTTCGGCGACGCGAACGCGCTCTTCGGTACGAGCGTCGGTGCGCGCGCGCTCGAGGTCAACAACGTTGGATGCGGCAGCGCCGCCGGACGATTGGCCGGCGCCTGTGCCGTCATTTGCTTGGTCTTGTAAAACGTGACGGGTTTTCATGGTTTCTCCAGAGTTGGGGAGGGTGGAACCGGCAGGCGCCGGGGTTTGAGCGGAGCGGGTGACGATTTCCACCACGTTCGTTTCATTGGTTTCAGCCGCGCGACCAAGACCGACAGTGGCGTCGGCCGGAATGGTGACGAGGGAAATTTCAAAGACTTCCCAGTCGGTGGCGGTGTAGGTTTCTTCTTCAAGGTCTTCTTCGTACTTAAAGACCTGGTACATGAATGAGGCGTTGATCAGCACGCCGTCATTAGCTTGCTGCATGGCCCAGTCACCGCGATCGTCACGCCCGAAACGGACGGTGCAATAGGCGCGCTGGTCATTGCCGAGCGTGATGTTTTCAATAACTCCAAGCAGATCATCGCGGTTGTGATTGAAGAGCAGAGGCAACGCCCCTTGCCGCGTACCGGTCCGCATGCTGCCTTTGGCATGACTCAGGATTTCGTCACCAAACCAGCGCGGGACAGGCTCTTCGCTGGAGAACGGAAAAACACAGGTGCGGGCGTCGAGATCAACCTTTGATTCGGCACCGGCCGCGCGCAGGATCAGCGAGCGGCACTGCGTTCCGATGTTTTCCGGCCGTTTTTTGGTGGTCATGAGTTTGTCCTGGTCAATAAAAAACC